ATAAATCACCACTCGTAAGAGATGTTATGCAGAAATGTATATCTATGACTGATAGACCCTTCAGAAATTCCGAACATTTACAGGTTCTTAAATACAAGCCAGGGGGGTTTTACTCGGTTCATCATGACGCATTTGAATACGAAAAGAACCCACGAGTATTCACGGCTATCATTGCCCTTAATGATGACTATACTGGAGGAGGTACGGGGTTTCCCACTCTCAACCGGGTCTATAAATTGAATCAAGGTGACGTATTATTATTTAATACATTAAATGATTGGGGGTTACATACCGATAAAGCACTTCACGCAGGTATGCCCGTTAAATCGGGTGAAAAATGGATATGTAATTTATGGATACATAGACACGCTTATAGTTTAAAAGATGACGAGGAAGAAGCTGAAGAGCACATAAAAAGAGAAACAGGTGGTTCGTGTTCTGCTCTTTAATTCATGTGAAGTGTTATCACATGAAGTAGGTAAGCAATATTCGCTTCTCATTTCACTTGTACTTGAAATGCGCAGCGACTACACCCGCAACTATAGCAAGAATCATGTAAAGTTCGTCATTGCCCAATTTACTTTTTATAGCCCACCCAGTCGTAAAAAATGTCCCAATAAAAATACCCAAGCCCCTGAGAAATGATTCTTGTACAACGTTCATATATACTATAGCCAGATTACTTTTCGAGTAGTCTTAATGCCTCGAGTTGAAACTTATCACAAGGAGCATTTACAAACATCGGAACCCATTCAATCTCCTTAATTATAGCTTCATCTTGAGCGACCGTTTCATACATTTTATCATGGAAACGTTTATTTACTATCGGGTTGTTCATGAGAGGTGTTTTTGGGTACATCATGCACCACGACATTTTAGTATGCACATCGTCTATAGGAGCGAGAGTACTAAACGTGATAATCTCATACTTACCAGCCAATTTAATACGTACGATAGATGTTGCCGGACTTACGAATCTATTGTGGACAGGTGCGCCGCTTTTAGGTTGCATATGCTCCGTAAACTTAGACGAAGCCTTGGATTGAACGACCGCGAAACAGTCTACGTAGTCGTCGATCGTTTCGACCTTAAGATTCGTGACAATTCCATTATCCTCATCGGCGAAATTATGAACATAGTTTATATGTGAAATATCAGTCGCGTTCAAGATCCAATCGTAAATGTTACCTTTTAAATCTTTTGAACCATACACTTGAACCCAACTAGGATCGGTTAGTTCTTTACAATATCGAGTTGGAAGAGGTTGATTTTTATTAGCGGTCCAAATAAATCCTCCATCTTCAATCACGGGATACGAATCAATATTTCCACCTGTAGGTATATTATGCGCGGATGGTACTTTGACAAGTTTTCCATTCGTGTCGTATTCCCAGCCATGGTACGGGCATTGCACCCGATCTCCTTTCACGCGACCGTTGCATAAGTTAGCTCCCCTATGCGGGCACTTAGCATCCAGCATAGAAACCTTACCAGAAGTGCCGCGGAAAAGTACGCGATTTTTTCCGCTGATACAAACCTTCTCCATTTCGAGACCCTTTGAAATTCCTATGCCATATAACATTACCTATATTGTTAATTATTTTTTTAAATCACCATAAATATCTAAAATATCTTTCACGATGGGACTTCGTTCAATATCTTTATGCTCGAAAGTAATACATTCTATTCGTTTGTGTGCACGATCCTTAATCCGTTCGTAAATATCTTTGAGTCCATTTTCGTCGTATTTTCTATCATGTTGCATAAGATCCCCCGTTATTACCATTTTGCTATCATCCCCTATACGTGTGAGTAACATCTTCATTTGGTTAGGTGTTGAATTCTGCATCTCGTCAGCTATAATAAAAGAGTTCTTGAACGTGCGTCCACGCATATACGCTAACGGACATATTTCTATTACCTTCTCTTTGATCATAGATGCAATTTGTGTTTGACTATAAAACTCTGCAAATATATCCATGATGGGTCGAGTCCATGGGTCCATCTTCTCTTCAAGTGTTCCGGGTAAATATCCGATATCTTCCTCTACAGAAACTGCGGGGCGCGTCAATATAATTCTCTTAAATGAGTCATCATTCAGTCCCTGTATAGCCGCATAACATGCTAACATAGTCTTACCTGTACCAGCTGGCCCAACTGCAAACACCATTGGTTTCATACCATATAAAACCCTGTTATAATCTCTTTGATGATCATTTTTCGGAACCGTACTCGGAATATTTATTTCAAGTTCGTACTCCTCGTACAGCTCAGATTCAAATGAACATGGTGATAATTTTTCGCGACGACCCTTTTTCCCCATACTATTTAGTGATAATTATTTATTAGCCTGTAGTCTAGGCTGGATAGATCCAATTACCTGGGTTCCTAAAAATGCTGTACCCGCACCTTTAGTTGATCTAGTAAACATCCATATCAGACCCGATACACCTGGGATGAGAACTCCAACCGTCACTAATACCGCCCCTATCATAAATGCAGACACTACATTTATATCATGATCTTCGGGATCCAGTGGATTATATGAAACGGTAACTGTATCTCCTACGACAAATTTTTTACTACCCCTGTTTGTCTTAGTACCACTATACAAGTTTCCGTCTACTTTATATTCATATTCAAACTCGCAATCCCATTTTTGTTTATTACGTTCCTTGATTCTGGAACATGATGCTTTTTTTATTATACCAGTAACCTTTTTGGAATACTTGTTCTTTTTACGCACAAGGAATATACCTATTATGAAAAATATCAGTCCAATAAATAGCGATTTCAAAAAATTCCAAAATGCTAACCAGCGGCCTGCGACATTACCAACACCAATGACCGTATTGGCTATAGCCATTTATATATGTGTATATTATTTTCATAATAAATAAGAGATGCTTGCTTTATTCTGTAAACCAGTTGTCGTAATCGAACCTCCCAAGAAACCAATCATCACCCCTCAGGACTGTAGAATTATACATGTAAAAGAAGTGAAAGATAACGCATTTGTGTCAGAGTTTTTAGAACCGGTCGAATGGTTAAATGCGCCACCGGTCATCATTGAAAGCGAATCAGGGGGAGAGTAAACGTATGAGATTCACACTATTTTTTAGTTTCATGAAAATAACTTCATCGCATTCGCCTCCTTTAATCACCATTATAGGTTCACCACATGTCGTTCCACTCGTTTTGTACCGATCGCATGCATTAGCCGTGCGTTCGGTAATATTCATATGTTGCGAATACCCGATAAAGGTCTTGTCAATCACACCATCATCGTCTCGAGCTTCGACGGTCGCTTTAACGGAATATGCACCAAACTCCCACGGTTTGATCGTATCAGGGGGTGGGGGTGGTTCTGCGAGAAATGATGCTTTATTTCCCCTGAAACGCTTACGTAAGGCGCTAGCTGGGGTGAGCAGAAGAGTTGCGAATGCCTGCATTAATATAACTACGTTCAGATTTTTTAAGTGTACTTAAGTCGAGATGATATTTAACAAAATGCGAGATGAATATTTTCTTCCTTTCGTTGATTCCGGAGGAGATCGCAGAACTTTCCTGTGATCAACATGTTATCAAGATTCAGTTAGAGATCGCTCAGATGTTATATACCGCATGGTACTACGCCAATCAAGAACCCTACGTTCGCGAACACGCGCCGTATACGAAAAATGGGTCTCAACGTGGATACAAACCCGCACACAAGAAACACCCCATGACGATGTGGATCTCTTCCAGTCTTCGTAATTACATGTTCGCATGTGATATTGGATTGGCTCTTTCAAAAGAATACACGAAGCGATATGGTAAAATTCACACGTGTGAAGAACACTTGCGTTGGCTCAAGGATAATGTACCCCCTCATTTTGATGAGCATATTAGTGATACAGCTTACTACTCTGTTCAGGGTATCCCGGAATGTATGCCCGCGGCGTATCATTGCCCAGACGTGATCGACGCATACCGCAAGTATTACATCAACGATAAGGCTTCATTCGCGCGCTATAAAACGGGTACACCATCCTTCATGCAGGGTATAAAGGTTTAAACTGTAAAATTTTCATGTATAAAATAATTCCATGGTGTCCCCATGGAAATACATACCTTCAATGTAGTACGTGTAATAAAGGACCTATATGTATTCATGGTGAAATTCAAGAGATGTGTTATTGTTGTGTAGAGGGTCAATTCTGCAAACATCGAACCTTGCGATATAGATGTCCCACCTGTAGACCAAAATAATTTGTAATGTAATATAAATGAGTAACTTACAGAAGAAGGTACCTTTTATGGCGGCGGTGTTCGGACACCTTATTTTTCAAATATTTGTCGCATACAGAGCCGCCGAGGCGACCACCCGGAATATGAATTTGAAATCTGTTGCAGAGTCCAATAGATTATTCTTAGGATTAACTTCGCTCATTTTAATCGTTTTTATGTCTTTAGTACCTTTACCTATACCCGTAAAGGTGGCTGTTTTCAGCATCATATCTTTCCTCGGAGGTATGAGCCTTCATAACATACCAAACTTACAAGAAGCTTTACTCGAGGTGATCGGTATATTCATTCTTATGTTTATCGTGGGAGTAATTACAGTGCAACTGGGATTCAAGCTTAACATCCTTGGTAACGTGCTATTCTTCTCTCTTTTAGCGGTATTGATCGCTCGGATCATTAACGCATTCCGGACACCCTCTGTAAACCGCGCTCGTAATAATAAAGCTTACACTAAGATTCTTACATTAATATTTGTACTTTTCGTTGTCTATGATACGAATATGATATTGCAGAGAAACTATGGGGGCAATTTCGTAAACGCATCTTTGGATTACTTTTTGGATATTATTAATCTTCTTCGTCTAACCGCTAATAACGAATAATCAGACTTGCCGGGGATCGAACCCGGAATGCTGGATTAGAAGTCCAGAGTGATATCCATTTCACTACAAGCCCTGCCCCCGACGAGACTCGAACTCGCGACCTTCGGCTTACAAAGCCGACGCTCTACCAACTAAGCTACAGGGGCGAATGGTGATTTTTTTAATATTGCACGTTATATTTAGTCAACTGGTCCGATTACGGAATTCAGAATCTCTGGGTATAACGCGTTATCTTTTACACGGTCCATGAGCCGCTTGCGATTCGTGAGGTGCAACTTCTCAACGTCTGCCTTGTTTTGTCCTACGTAGGGGACTGCAAAGCCTTCGTCACACATCCACTTATTTACATTGGTCCATTGACCATCTTCACATACCCACACTTCGGCGAGAATGCGTCCAAACTTACCTCGAGAGTCGCGTTCGGGACAGCGAAGTTCGATCTCGATATCATCCTTCTCCGAGGCAACAGCCTTCATACACCATTCTTTGAGATGCTTCTTAGACATGAGTCCGAAGACCTTCTCAACCTTATCAGAGGTTCGAGACTCGGGTGTATCGATGCCTAGAAGACGAACTCGTTGTTTCGTGCACACGTCGAAACCTAAATCTATACAGACGTCAATGGTATCTCCATCGACGATTTTTTCTAGAGAAGAGACGCGGTATTTGAAATTGCACTCAGGCGAATTATAGGACATTTTATTAAAAATGGTGTCTACTCTTTAATCATCTTGTTTTCTAGTCAAATGCTCTTGTGCAGCGATATAATTTGTCGATGTAGTCCATTGACCATTCGAATTATTAACCATCATCGTGATGAGTTGGACTTTAAGAGTGTTTGGATAATTAGGAAAATTTTTTTCGACATACTCAGTCGCGCGATCAGTATAATACGCAATCGAGTTGAACGATTGGCGTTCGAGCTCGTCCCAAGAAGCGGAAATCGTGTAGTTGGACATGTTTATACTTAAATTAAACGCATATATAAATTTAACTTAAGTGTAAATTTTAGATTTGAACACGATTATCTCGTCATTTTTATAAGGTTCTTTATGACCCCGGGTTTAAATATGACTAAAAACCAATGAAACAATATAGATATTATAGCTGCCCCAGAGATAGCATATTCATCCCAACCTGGGATACTCTTTTTTGCCCATATAAGCTGTATAAATATCGTTCCGAATATCATCGCCATTCGAACTATCACTTCGACATTGAGTAGCCAATTTCCGGCCATTCTTAATATATATAAACATAATTTCTGATATAATAGTATGGTATGTTTTGCGTACTCTTCAAACGACTCATATAAATACAGACTAGCGAAAACCCGAGAAAATGTCCTGAATAATTTATACGAAAAGGAAGCCATCAAAACGCAACCAAAAAAGTTGCAGTCGGATAATTTACGTCTTCATCTACGCTTCAAAGAAGCTATAGAGGAAGCCGAAGAGATATGTTCAACTGATAAAAATTCCAAAGAATGTCATTTCGCTTGGTATGAAGTTGACGAATTAGAAGATTCTATCGCCCGCTGGTATCATCGACACGACTCACAGTAACTGTAGCGGGCTCTTCGCTATATGTGTAATATTTTATAGAAATACCGAATATACGTTTCATATGCGCATTTAATTCTCCGTTAATAGCCCCCTTCCAGTCTCTTAACGTAGTCTCAAAGTATTCTACTCCATCTTCACCGAATACCCTGGATCGAAAAAATGGCTGCGCACGAACCCATTCCATGTGTCTATTCACCGTTGCAGGAACGGGTCGCTGCCCCCTTTCCGCGGACTCAATTATATCAATAACATAGTACCCATGTCTATCCGAGATGATATTTGCTTGCATCCCGGGGTACCCCTTTATATACGCTTCAAAATCCGCTCCACTCGGAAGCGTGACGTAAACGTTTCGAGTACTCGACGGTAATGGCGAATCACCTTTAGCGGTCGATATACCGGGATGTGTATGATACGAAATATATGCATTTCTAAATATCCCTACAATATGCCCGTTCACTTGCGTTCTTTGTTGTGACGTAAACCTCGTTGGAACGTTAAACTTAACCGTATTTCCATTAGATACGAAATCTATTTTTCCTCCATACTCCCATCGTTTAAGGGTGGAAAGATTGTTTATCGCACGTAGATCTTTTATGACGCGCTTGGGAAGTTGTATGATCGCTCTAGTATTCGACACGCGAATAACTTTCGCTACCATCTCCAAATCCTTTCGTTTGGCGCTATTAGCTACGGGCGTGTAGTTCGACGGAACCCGCCTTCGTTTGCCGAGCATACCCGTCCCTACCGTATTCACGTTCATTACATTTCTTCTAAATAGATAGTTTTCCGTATTTCTGTTTCCCTGATTTATGTTCATGGGGGTGTTACCCGATCTAGGTGTGGGCATCTTACTGTAAATATATAAAATTATTTCGTCTTAGTAACCTTAAGCGCCGTAGATCTACTTTTCACCTTCTTAGGATCTAGACGATTTATACTACCTCCCTTAGGATTGAACATCTTTTTGTGTGCTTGCCAATATTCTGGAGCCCCCACCTTGAAATTCTTGTGTAAATTTGCTTTGTACCAAAATACACAATCTTCTATACGATTACTTTTGCTTGTATTATCTAGAACTAAACATTCATAATTCTCGGTGCAACTGTCCATAACCTTGTTGAACATATCGAACGTCGGAAAAATTCCAAAGAACGACTTATACAACTTCTCTCGATTTTGGATTATATTTTCCCTGAGAACAAATACATAATCAACGTTCGCACGAAGTGCGGGAGGTAAGTCCATGCAATATTGCATAGTCAGCATAAAAAACAGTTTCCAGTGCCGCCCGTTCATGAAGCACTGTCTGATACAGGTGTCGCGCATGAACTTATTGTCGTACATACAATCATCCAATAGGAGAAAGGCTCCGCAATTTTTCTTTCCCGCTCCAACCAACTTTCTTTGACGATCCATCACACGTTCAATAGCCTCCCTATCATAGTCACCGTAGATGAACAGGTCTGGTACGAACTGTTGATAATAATGATTACCTTCTTCTGTAGCAGACAATACTATTCCAGCTGGTAAATGCTTCTTATGCCACAATATATCGGTAACAAGTGTAGATTTACCTGTATTTCTCTTACCAATGAATACACATACTTTATCATCGGCCATACTCCCTGGTTTAAATTTTCTCAAACGTAAATCCATCTATATTAGTGCCCCGTTTTATTTCACAAAATTTTACTCACATCTAGTAAGAATGGCTGGTCGAGCTAGAATCGCAGTCACAGGAATCCAGGATCAATGGCTTTCTGGAGATCCCAGTTACTCGTATTTCGTCACGGTATTCAAAAGACATACCCGCTTTTCTACCGAAACCGTCGAGATACCTTTCACAGGCGATTTCAAACTTGGAAGTAATCTACGATCCATAATACCTAATAATGTCGGTGATCTGGTTAGATCGATGACTCTTAAACTTCAATTAGGGACCCTACCCACGCACACGTCCACCGAAAAATACTATTACAATGTTCCGACAGCGAAAAGTTTGCTAAAGTACGTGGATCTTAAGATGGGTGGTCAAACTATTGAGCGACTCACAGGAGAATACATAACCATGTACGATCAATTGCATAGTAATAAAGATGACGTCAATCAGACACTTTACTTTTTAAATGGTCAGGGGAATCATTTAACTGTATCTGGGTCGTATGATACGTTTTACGTAAATCTTCCCTTTTATTTTTTCAGGAACCCAAGTTTGGCTATACCCGTGTGTGCACTCAAAAAACAGATGATAGAAGTAGAATTAGTGTTTAAAGATATAGATGACGGCGTTACGTTCAAATACACTCTTCAAGAAAATGGGTCCGTTACCCGAGATATCACCGAGGACGGGAGGATTTTGAACGCATCCGTCTTGATAGACTTTTTCTTTGTTACCGAAGATGAACGTAATTATTTACTTACACGACCAATGGATTATTTGATCACACAGTTACAAGTGTCTACAATACCATTTAAACCAAATGAATCTAAGAAATCTGCTTTATTAAAATTTGTGAACCCCGTAAAGGAGCTATTCTTTGTAGCAAAGGAAGATGTGGGTACACAAGACACGTTATTAACTACACTGAAAAGTGACCAGTCATTTTCGACTGCGATAATTGGTACGGGTAACCAATTGAAACGTTCCGATCACAGGTTAATAAAAAATGTACGTTTAGATTTTAACGGTAAAAATATATTCGATTACTCGGGTACATACTTAGCGTATGGTCAGTCTTTGAAATATCATACAGGTTGCCCAGATCCTGCATATGAATTTTATACATACTCATTTGCACTTGATCCAGAAAAATATTATCCGACTGGACAGGTAAACATGAGCCGTATTATACACAAGAAGTTAGATGTGGAATTAGACGAAGTATCCACGACTAAGGATATCAAGGTAAGAGTTTACGCTTTAAGTTTTAACATCCTCCGTATTCAGGGAGGATTAGCGGGTTTAAAATTTTAACATGTTATAATAGAAATGGCTGGTAGAGTACAGCTAGCCACAACGGGTAGTCAGGATGAATACTTTACGGTGAATCCTGAGTATACGCACTTTATTGATAGCTTTAAAAAGCATACAAACTTTTTTATGTATGACGTAAAAGCCAAATTGGAAGGTGAGATAGACTATGGTAAGACCTTACGATGTACGTTAGATAACGATTCGGGAGATTTACTTAAAGGTGTACGATTGCACATAGAACTTTCCGAACTTTTACATAACGGTACGTACAGGAAATATACAGAATCTATAGGTCATGCTATCATAGAATACGTAGACATATTCATAGGTGGTCAGCGTATTCAGCGTGTACACCGCGATTGGTTACAGATATACTCTGAACAGTATATAACACAGACAAAACAGAAGAATCTCGATAAACTCATCGGTAAATGCCCAAATGAAGTGTCCGGGTCCCCTGTCTCTACGGATGTAGACGGATATCTGGATAACGCTACTACCCCACGGACTTTTATAGTGGATATTCCATTTTTCTTTCATAATAACCCACAACTCGCAATTCCGTTATGCGCATTAAAGGTCCAAGAGATTGAAATTGAGATTAAACTAAGTGAAAAAGACCGTTGTTTACACAAGTGGGTTGAAATCACGGATAATTCTGGTAGCCCCGACGGAAAAACGTTCATCGTAACCGTCGATAATTCAGAAGGTCCCAACAAA